AGAAGGAAAGAGCGTTAATCAAGGCTCTGGAATCTTGGAAGCATAAGAAGCAAATCTCCGATGAGGAGGCAAAACTGAAGATTGATTTTGTAAAGAAGTACGGTGCAAAAGAGTGGGAAGCAGTACTAAAGATAAAGCTGGATATTGAAAATATGGAGCGCAAAGATAACGAAGAATACCAGCACGATTTAAAAGCAGTCCGCAGGGTGCAGTTTTATTGCTTTGCAGCGGCTGCAGTATGTGCGTGGTATTTGACTTGGGGTTATAAAGGATAGATATGGATTGGTTAGCTAAATTAGTACCGACTATTGCCACTTGTTTAGGTGGTCCTTTGGCTGGTCTTGCCGTAACTGCGGTATCTAAAGCATTAGGTATTGACGAAGATAAAGTCCAGAATGTAATTGATAGCGGCAAACTCAACGCTGACCAAATTGCTAGCTTAAAACAAGCTGAAATTGAACTCCAACGTCAAGCACAAGAACTGGGTCTTAATTTTGAACAGTTAGCCGTGCAAGACCGTGCCTCTGCCCGTGACTTACAAAAAGAAACTAAATCCTTTATACCCCCGTTATTGTCCGTCCTTGTAACTATTGGGTTCTTTGGTATTTTGGCAGGTTTAATGTCTGGCAAGATTATGACTTCTGATGCTTTAATGTTAATGCTAGGTTCTCTTGGAACTGCATGGACAGGCATTATTGCTTTTTACTTTGGTAGTTCTGCTAGTAGCCAAGCCAAAGACCAAATGATTCACAACTCTACACCTTTAAAATGAGCTTAAGTAACGCATTAACCGCATTAGGCATAGACCCAAAATGGGAAGAGCCATTACAGGCTACTTTTAGTAAATACGATATTTCTAACCCAAAACGTCAGGCGGCGTTTTTAGGTCAATGTGCCCATGAGTCTGGAAACTTTAAGACCCTTGAGGAAAATCTGCATTATTCAGCAAATGCCCTAATGCGTGTCTGGCCTTCACGTTTCCCAGATATGGACACCGCCAACAAGTTTGCAAATAATCCAGAGAAAATAGCCAATAAGGTCTATGCCGGAAGAATGGGCAATACAGAAGACGGAGAAGGTTGGAAGTACCATGGCAGAGGTTTAATCCAATTGACTGGTAAGGATAACTATAAAAACTGTGGTAATTCTTTAGGATTTGACCTTCTTGGTGCTCCAGAAAAACTGCTAGAACCCCAATATGCGGCGTTGTCTGCTGGATGGTTTTGGTCTAAACACGGCTTAAATGAGTTGGCAGATGCCCAAGAACATGGCATGATTACGAAGAGAATCAATGGCGGAACGCTAGGATTAGACGACCGTATTGCTAAGACAACTAAAGCTTTAGAGGCGTTAGGGTAATTATGCTACAAAAGATGGTGTTTAAGCCGGGGGTCAATCGTGACCAAACCAACTATACCAATGAGGGTGGCTTTTACTCCTGCGACAAAATTCGTTTTCGCTCTGGACAACCACAAAAATTAGGCGGCTGGCTTAAGGCTACACCAACAGTTTTGATTGGTATTTGCCGTCAAATGTTTACTTGGATTACGTCTTTAAGTGACAACTTGATGGCGGTAGGAACCAGTAAAAAGCTATACATAGACGCTGGAAATAACATATACGATATCACTCCATTACAGCATACCTCTACTACTTTAGGTGCTGCGGCTGGTCCTTTTACGGCAACTGCAGGTTCTGCAACAATTACTGTTTCATATGCAACAGACTCAGGGTTTACCCCTACTGCCGGTAACTATGTCACCTTTTCTGGTGCTACATCGTTAGGTGGAAATATTACAGCAACCGTTTTAAATGCTAATTACAAAATTCAATCTGTTAATTCTGGTGCTACAACTTACACCATTACAGCAACTGCAATAGCAAATAGCTCAGATACCGCTAATGGCGGCGCTACTGTTACAGCAAAGTATGACATAGACGTTGGTAATGCTACTACCACCTACGGGTACGGGTGGGGGGCAGGCGTATGGGGTAGGGGTGGATGGGGTACAGGTTCGGTTACACCAGTAAAAATATTCCAAAGAGATTGGTTTTTTGACAACTTTGACAATACCCTTATGGCAAATATCCGTAACGGTACACCATACTACTGGGATTTAGATACTACATTCCTTACCAGAGCTGTGCCCTTGGCAAGTTATCCGGGCGCCTCAGATGTCCCTACTAAGGTAATGCAGCTCTTGGTGTCTCAGGGCGATAAACATTTGTTAGCCTTTGGCGCATCTTCCTATGGTAGCGGAGTTTTTGACCCACTATTAATCCGCTGGTCTAATCAGGACGAGCCACAAAACTGGACTCCGTTAGTTACTAATTCGGCTGGATTTATTCGTGTATCTAGGGGAGATGCCATTATTAGAGCAATCCCGACCCGCCAAGAGATTTTGGTTTACACCAATGCTACTTTAAATTCGCTACAGTTTTTAGGCACAACAGATGTGTTCGGTATTCAAGAACTATCAGACAACATTTCTATTGCTAGCCCAAGAGCGGTCACAACCGTAAATAACCAAGCATTTTGGATGGGTACTGATAAGTTTTACTCATACTCTGGACGAGTAGATACTCTACCTTGCACCTTACGAAATCATGTATTTGAAAATTTAAACTTTGACCAATTGGAACAAGTGGTTTGCGGAACCAATGAACAATGGAATGAAGTGTGGTGGTTCTATCCTACAGCGGATAGCAATACAAACAATGCCTATGTCATTTACAACCATTTTGACAAAATTTGGTATTACGGTTCCATTAACCGTACCGCATGGAATGACAGCCCACTAAGACAATTCCCACAAGCAGTGGGCGGGGTAGATGGTGCTCAATACATCTATAACCACGAAACCGGTGTAGATGACGATTTATCACCCATGTCTTCTTATATTACCTCTTCAGACTTTGACATTGTGGATGGCGAACAATTCCTGCTAATCAAGAGGATTATTCCTGACGTATCTTTTGACGGGTCTAACACTACCTCAAACCCTAGTCCATCGGTTACATTTAAGATGAAACCTAGAAACTTCCCGGGCTCCGCTTATGGAACCTCACCGTCTCAGAACGTCATTGAGTTAACGGTTGATACTTATACTGACCAAGTATTTATGCGAGCTAGAGCACGTCAAATGGGCATGGAAATATCATCATCTGATATTGGTGTCAATTGGCAGCTTGGAAGTCCTAGATTGGATGGCAGACCGGATGGGAAACGTTAATGGCTATTTATAAAGCACGCTCGCCGGCGCTTCCGCTCCCTACTACTGAATACGATATTCAGCAGCAAAACCAATTTCAGAACATTTTACGTCTTTACTTTAACCGTTTAGACCAATACAACATTCAGTCATCTGATGATACAAACTCTAATAACGTTCTTATTTGGATGAATATGTAATGGCATATCAAAATATTACCCCAACCCAATTAGGTCAGGCGGCTATTACTGGCACTATAGCAACGCTATATACCACTCCAGCAGGGTTTAGAACCTTTGTAAAAGACTTAAATATCTGCAATACAACGGGCGGGGCGGTCACAGTAAATGTCCATATTGTCCCTAACGGTGGTACGGCGGGTACAGAAAATGCTATTTTGTATACATATTCTATAGCTGCCAATACCACATACCGCTGGACGGGGTTACAGATTATGAATGAATTGCAAACAATCCAAATAAAAGGCTCTACTACAGGGTTAACCATTACTGCTAGTGGCGCTGAGGCTATTTAACATGGTAAAATCAACAAAATCTATGAGGTTAATATGAACGGCTTAAAATCACTTGCTAGAGAGCTACCCCAATATGGTCGGTATAACGACGATATGGTGGCTCACATCAGCTCAGATGAGGCTAGATTACTCAAGTCTTTAGGCGGTTCTGGAACAATTAACCCTACTACGGGTTTACCCGAATTTGGTGTGCTTGGTATTGGCGGTGGCGGTGGTTTCCTAGGAACCGGTATTAATAAAAATGCCTCAGACCCTGTTTCTAATGCCCTATCCAATAACCCAATTTCCCAAGGTATTTCCAAGGGCGTTCAAGGCGCAGGAAATATTGTTGACCAAGGACTAGTATCCCTAGATAAGACTGTTGGTAAAGTTATTCCCGGTGGATGGGGAACCGTAGGTATGGTTGCAGGCTCTGCTATGGGTCTTCCTACATGGGCTATGACAGGTTTAGGGGCATTAAACGGCTCTGGAGTATTGCGTAAGGGTGGTAAATTTAATCTTCAAGGCGCTATGATGGGCGGCGCTATGGCTTATGGTATGTCTGAATTAGGCGAATACATGAGAGCTGCAGCACCTACAGAGGCTGCTATGTTGCCGGTATCCGATGTTGGAAGTTCTGTTGGTAGCTCTGGAGTAAACGCAGCAACTGGTGAGATAGGTAGTGGTTTAGTAGGTAATTCAAGTGGCATGGTTGTAGACCCGTCAACATTAACCTCTGGTAATACTGCAGCATTAAATTCACTATCTGCGCCTTTAGAGGCTGGAGCAGGAACCGGTTTACAAGTTGCACCTCCACCGTCTATTGGCTCACAAATTAT